TTGTGCTAAGAAGTCTGACGGATTATCAGTATTAAAGTAAAGAGGTGAAACAAGTGGATTTAGTTAGAATGAAGGAATTATTAAGTCAGTATATGCCGGGGCATGCAATATATATGGTTAAATGTGATATTGCTGACAGATATTACAGAAATCAGAGTGACGTGCTATATGGTCCTAAAAAGGAAGATGAAGAAGGTCATCCGTTGAGAAATGCAGACAACAGAATACCCCGCAACTTTCACGGATTGATAGTTAACCAGAAAGCAGCTTATGCATTCACTACACCGCCTACGTTTGATGTTGGTAATTCAAAGGCTAATGCAGAAATATTAAATGCCTTAGGGGATGAATATAGAAAAGAGTGTATGGAGCTTTGTGTTAATGCAGCCAATGCAGGTGTTGCATGGATTCATTATTGGACAAATGAGCTAAATGAATTTGAGTGGGCAGTTATTGATAGCAAACAGATTGTTCCGATATGGAATAAGTCAGCAAAACAGAAGCTGATAGGAGCATTAAGAGTATATACACAGATAGATGAAGCAGATGGTAAAAACTACACAATATATGAATATTGGAACAAAGAGGAATGTCAGGTATACAGAAGACTTCAATCAGATTTAAATTATGACAACTTAACAGATTATGCAATATTTGAGAATCCGACAACAGGAGAACTCGTAAGTGAGTATAGTCACGGAATGGAGGAAATACCTTTTATTCCGTTTTTTAATAATAACATTAAGTCTTCTGACCTTGATAACATTAAGCCTTTGATTGATGTGTACGACAAGGTGTTTAGTGGCTTTATTAATGACCTTGAAGATGTTCAGGAGCTTATATTTGTTCTTTCCGGATATGGTGGAACAGATTTAAATGGATTCCTGCAGGATTTGAAGAAATACAAGGTTATAAAAATGGATTCAGATGAAGGTGCAGGTGTAAGCACTCTTAACATTGAGATTCCTATTGAAGCAAGAAACAGTGTTCTTGATGCCACAAGAAAGGCTATTTTCGAACAGGGGCAGGGATTTGATCCAAGACCTGAAAATTTTGGTAATCAGTCAGGAGAGGCTCTTAAGTTTATGTATTCATTATTGGAAATGAAAACAGGTTTAATGGAAACAGAGTTTCAGTTAGGTTTTGCCAAGCTGGTAAGAGCAATCTGCAACTTTAAGAACATTAAGTGTGACAACATTGTTCAGACATGGACAAGAACCTGTATTAAGAATGAGCAGGAGCAGGCGGCAATATGTAAGGACAGTGTTGGAATCATTAGCCAGAAAACTATACTTAAGAATCATCCGTTTGTTGAGGACGTTGAAGCAGAACTTAAACAGCTAAAGAAGGAAAATGAAGAAAAAATACAGAACGCTGACATATATCAGCAGATGTTTACAAAAAAGTCAAATGAAGATGATGACAATGTTGATGATTCGGCTAAAAATGATGATAACTCAGTAGGTGGAGCAAATGAAGAATAGTGAATACTGGAAGAACAGGTTCGTTGAAATGGAGGAAGCAACACATCAGACTTCCTTAAAGAAGACAATGGATATTCAGGAGCAGTTTGATAAGTCTCAGAAGATAATCGAAGAAAAGATAAATGCCTGGTATCAGAGGTATGCGAATAACAATAACATATCTCTGTTGGAAGCAAGAAAGTCCCTTAATGACAAGGAATTAAAGGAACTTAAGTGGGATGTAGAGGAATACATAAAAAAGGGCAGGGAAAACGCTTTTTCAGGTGAATGGGTAAAGGAACTTGAAAATGCATCTGCCAAGGCTCACATAAGCAGGCTTGAAGCGTTGGAGTTACAGTGTAGACAGCAGGCAGAAACAGCTTTTGGAAACCTGAATGATGAAGTAAGTAAGCACATAAAGGATGTTTACAAGGATAGTTATTACAGAACAGCCTTTGAAATTCAAAAGGGTGTGGGTGTTGGTTCAAATTTTGCAACTTTAAATGACAAGCTAATTGAAAAAGTGGTAAATAAGCCTTGGTTAGCTGATGGTAAGAATTTCAGTGACAGAATATGGGGCAACAAGACACAGCTTATAAATCAGTTACACACAAGTTTAAGCCAGATGTGTATTACAGGTGCAGGACCAGATAAGGCAATAAGTAAAATTGCAAGTAAGATGAATGTAAGCAAGGCTAATGCAGGCAGACTTGTAATGACTGAATCGGCTTATTTTAGTTCAACAGCGCAAAGAGAATGTTTTAAGGAGTTGGATGTTGAAAGATATGAGATTGTAGCCACATTGGACGGTCACACATCAGACATCTGCCAGGAAATGGATGGCAAAGTATTCAAGATGAGCGAATATGAAGAGGGTGTAACAGCTCCGCCATTTCACGTTAACTGTAGAAGCTGCACAGCACCTTATTTTGATGATGAATTTACCAAAGGTGAGCAAAGAGCTGCAAGAGATGAAGAGGGTGATACGTATTATGTTCCTGCGGATATGACGTATAAGGAATGGAAGAAAAAATATGTAAAATCAGAGCTTAGAGAAAGGTCACTTAGAACAAAACGTAGTTTCCAAAAAGGTGCAGGAAAGAAATATGAAGACAAGTATAATTATGGAGTTAATTGGAAAGTGGTAAAATCAAAAGAATACAGTGCAAAGTTTAGCAAAATATCAGATGATGAAAAAGTAACTAGTTTAATTGCAAAGAGAAGTAGAGATGCATTAAAAAACAGAGATGGAAAGAAAACGGAAGAACTTTATGCAATAAGTTTAACAACAGGAAAAGACGTTTCTTCAATAACGGATCAGCATATTCCTTTTGGTATCAACAGAACATTTAAATTTGATAAAGATGTTAAAAGGGCAGAAGATAACGATGAAAAAGTATTATTAATACATAATCATCCAAGAGGTTTGCCACCGAGTGTTTCTGATTTAAATGAATTACTAAATCACAAGAATGTTTCGGGAATTACAGTAGGAAGTAATGGAAGTATTTACTACTATTCAAAGCCTAACGATGAAATAAATGAAGAAGATTTTACTGTTGCAGAAAAACATTTTAAGCAGTATACTGATGATGTAGCAAGATATGAAAAAACTATGGAATTGTTAGCTAAAAGATATGAGTTTGTTTTTTTGAAATTATAGGAGGATAAATAATATGGATAAAGAAAGAATATGTGATGATAGACCAATAGAACCCAGTGAGGAAATTAAAAAAATGTCTGAGGAAGAGTTAGAGCAGGAATTTCAAAGAAGATTTGGAGATATTTGTGATGAGTAACACCATCTAGTCAAAGGCTAGGTGGTATTTTTATACCCAAAATCAGAAAGGACAAGTATGTACAAGGAAGAATTACAGGAACAGATCACAAGATGCAGGGATATGCAGAGTAAATGTAGAATAGATGATATTGATACATTTATTAGGCTTAGTAACAGAATAGAGGAGTTGACAGGTAAAATTGATAAAACTGAAAAACAGTTAGTTGTTCCAGTGCAAAATGACGAAAATAAAATAGAAATGTTCTAAAATATAGTAAGTTTCTCTTTTATATGGTAAAATATAAAAAATATTTATGGGAGGAAGAATATATGAGTGAAACTAAAGCTAAAAAGGGGCATGGTTGTCTAATCTGTCTAATTGTATTTATAGGATTTATTGTTGCAGTAACATTTGGAATTATTCAGACGATAAATCATCCAGAACTTTATGAAGAAAAAAGCAAAGTTGAAGAAGCGGTTGGATGTTCAAAAGAAGAAGCAAAATCAATTGAAGACATTTTAAAGAAATGTGACATTACAGATTATCAGGACGTTAAAGCGGATGAGGGTCTTAATGGAGCGTGGAAGAAGAATGATAAGGGCTATAGAGTAGATGCACAAAGTGGAAATGAAGTGTTAATGTGGCTTAATCAGAAAAACAAGGTAATAGTATTAAAATATGGTGATAATGTTTTATATAAAAAAGGAAAAGTCAAAGCTAAATTATACTTTAACAAATGATGAAATAGTTAACTGGCAGGTGGAATGTCAAAGTCAGGTTGAAGCAATGCTAAAATCACCAAGTTCGGCAAAATTTGGTGGATGGAAATATGGAAAAGATAAAAAGCAAATAGTAGTGCAGGGATATGTTGATGCTGAAAATAGTTTTGGAGCAGAAATAAGAAGCCAATTTCAGTTTAAAATTAATAGAAAAACTGAAGCAATAACATCATTTATATTTGATGGACAAGAATTGATGCAGTAAAGAATTTAATAACGTTAATCAGAGAGCTTAGAAATAGGCTCTCTTTTTATATGCCTTTTTCTGTAGGCACTAAAGAACAGAAATACCTTGCCGAAGGTATATCGGTAGAATCCAATCACCAGTAGAACTGGAATAAAACATCTATGGAGGTAGTAAAAATGGAATGGTTAAAGGAATTGCTTGAAAAAGCACAGATTACAGATGGAAA